AGTTGAAGAACTAGACCCAAAGACTAAGAAACCTATTGAATGAGAGAGACTGAAAATGAAACTAGATGAGGTGAGTTATGTTACCAGTAAGTAGAGTGAAAAGCTTAGTATCTGAAGGCATCATGAATAGCAACATTCTTGATATAAAATACAAAAAGAAAGATGGAGAAATAGTCAGACGAACTATTGAACCATATGAAGTTAGAACTGAGCAAGTTGTTGATGATTATGGCTTTTTAAAAAGTGTAACATTTGTATATGGATTTGATGTCTCTCCAGCTGTCAAATTTGAGCATAGACATATAAAACGTTGGATTATCGATCATTTTTTGTTCTTAAGAGTTCTGGAAAACAGGAAGTTTAAACCAAGAAGTTTCTAAACACAAAAAATATTCTAAAACAATCAAAGCCTTATGTAAATAAGATCTTTTTTTGTCATTAGTACTATATTTATATAGAATATTGTTATCATATATTATCGTTTGGGAACTCTCAATGACAGAACATCAGACTAGAGAATTCATAAAATGTAGGAAAGAGCCCATATACTTTCTAAGAGAGTATGGAACTGTTAGGCACCCTACAAAAGGATTGTTGAAATTTGATCTCTGGGATTTTCAAGAAGAATGTGTCACTCACTTTCTTAAGAACTCATATAATATAGTACTTAAAGCCAGACAGCTCGGGTTGTCTACGTTATGTGCTGGATATGCAGCATGGTTGATGTTGATGGCATTCTTTGACAACAAAGAAATCTATATATTGGCAACAAAAGGAACTGTAGCTACAAACTTAGTATCTAAAGTAAAAGTACTTTTTGACAACTTGCCTGATTGGTTGAAACCCTATAAGAACAAGCCAACTATTGACAATAGACAAAGTGTAGAGCTTTCAAATGGCTCAAAGATCCATGCATCTACTACTACTAGAGAAGCCGGTAGATCTGAATCGTTGAGTCTTTTAATTGTTGACGAAGCTGCGTTCATTAACGATATGGATGAAATATGGATAGCAGCTCAACCTACATTGTCTACTGGTGGTGATTGTGTTGTGCTGAGCACTCCTAATGGGATAGGAAATTGGTTCCATAAATTATATACTGAAGCTGAGCAAGGTAGTAAAATGCTTGTTGGTGGAAGATCTATATCATTCAATCCTATAAAACTTCATTGGTCTATGCATCCTGAAAGAGAAGAAAAATGGGCAGCATCAATGAGAAAAAGTATAGGATTGAGAGCGTTTGCACAAGAACATGATGCTGACTTCTTACAATCTGGTAGTAATGTTATAGACATGAATGATATATTCTGGTACAAAGAGAATCCTACGATATCAGAAGGCTTTGATGAGTCTGAATGTCCACATGAAAGAGAGCCCATTGAGAAATCAGGTTTTGATAAAAATCTCTGGATATGGAAATACCCTGATTATTCCAGACAGTATCTAATATCAGCTGATGTTGCTAGAGGTGATGGATCGGATTATTCAACATTTCACGTTATAGATGTAGAAGCATATGAGCAAGTTGCTGAGTACAAAGGTAAGATACCCACAGATGTTTTTGGTCATATGCTAGTACAAGTTGCTGTTCAATACAATAATGCGTTATTAGTTCCAGAAAATAACAATGTTGGTTGGGCAACAATACAGAAAATACTCGATCTTAATTATGGTAACTTATATTGGACAGACAAAGCTAGAAACTTTATTGACATCAATAAAACACAAGATATACATGATCCATATGACACTACAAAAAAGAATATGATACCAGGATTCAGTACAACATCAAGAACAAGACCTGTTATGATAGCTAGAATGGAAGAAGAAATTAGAAGTCATGATTTAATACTACATTCTACTAGACTACTTACTGAGTTCCATACATTTGTATTTAAAGAAAATGGTAAACCCGAACACATGGATGGCTATAACGATGATTTAATTCTAGCTTTAGCCATTGGCGTGTTTATAAGAGGAACGATGCTTAGGATGTATCAAGCTGGTAATGAGATACAGAAGGGACTTATTGATAACATGTCTTTCAGTCATCATCCTTACGAATTTGGTATAATAAAACCTAAAGCTGAAAAAGCTATACCGAAAGAACTTACTTTGAAAGTTGGAGATAGCAATGAAGATCTTCTTTGGCTAATAAGAGGATGAACTGGAGAGAATAACACAATGATCACAAAGATTGTTCAATCAGTGTTGTTGATGAAATTAGAAAATGAGTCAAATAAACATAGATCAAATGGTTCTTTGAAGAAAATTGAAGAACTCACGAATAGAATAGAAAAAAATCGAATACTATTTGAAACAATCTTTGAGATGTTGCCAGTTGCAGTTTGGGTTGTTTGCCCTGAAAAAGAGAGTATAATAATATACAATAGAAAAGCATATGAAACACTTGGTTATACAGATGAAGAGTTTTATCGTATGAAAACAAGTGATATAGACGTTTTGAAAGACGAAAAACAAGTTAAAGACCATATTAAAAAAGTAAAAGAAAATAAATATGATGAATTTGAAACTAAGCATGTAAAGAAAGATGGAGGTATCATACTTGCAATTGTTAAAACTAGTTTTGTAGAATTTGAGGACAAAGGAATTATATGCACTGTCATTGACTACAGGATAGGGGATTGATGATGCCAGAAGAAAATGAGAGTTGGAACAGTTATCAAAAACTTGTATTGGCAGAGCTAAGAAGACTAGACAATTGGTGCACAGTAATAGATGGTAAAACTAATGAGATTTTAATTGAAGTTGCAACTTTAAAAACTAAGTCTGCTTTCTGGGGTGGTGCAGCTGGTTTAATATTTGCTGCTATAGCTACTGGAGTGGCAACTCATTTCATGAAATAAGGAATAATAAATGGCTGATAAGTTTGAAGTGCTGAAAAAATTGCTCACAGGTAAGAGAGCACAAGCAAAGACTCCTAGTGAAAGACCTGGGATGAGAGCGCAAAAGAGAGCTTTTGACACTTTTGCTAGAGCTGCTTCGTCATTGTATACACAAGCATTACAGGGTGCTGCAGAAAGAAGTGAAAGAGTTAGAGACTATGAAGAGATGGATCAATCACCTGAGATCTCTAAAGCTCTTGATATCTACTCTGATGACTCAACTACATATTCAGAAGAAGGCGACGTTATTGATATCGTTTCTGATGACGAAAGAATAACGCAAGAACTAGAAGAACTCTATTATGACAGGTTAGATATAGAGTTCTATATTTGGAACTGGGTTAGGAATATGTGTAAATATGGTGATCATTTCAACTTGTTAGACATTGTTGAAAGAGAGGGTGTTCTTGGTGCTATATCACTTCCTGTTTTAGAGATTGAAAGAGAAGAAGGCTTCGATGGTGATCCCAACTCATTGAGATTTAGATGGACACAACAGGGAAACACAAGGTTTGAGAACTATCAGATATCCCATATGAGAATCCTTGGTGATGACAAGTTCTTGCCTTATGGACGCTCTGTTCTAGATCCTGCAAGAAGAATTTGGAAACAGCTTCAAATGGCTGAAGATGCAATGCTCATCTATCGTATGACTAGAGCTCCTGAAAGAAGGGTGTTCAAGATAGATGTTGCAAATATCCCTCCCAATCAAGTAGAAACTTATATGATAAATGCTAGAGACAAGTTAAAGAGATCTCCTCTTATAACTGAGTCTACTGGACAAATCGATCTTAGATTTAATCCTATGAGTATCGATGAAGACTTCTTCTTACCTGTTAGAGGTGATAGAGGTTCTGATATTGAAACGTTGCCTGGTGGAACTAATCAAGGTGACATTGAAGATGTGGAATACTTGCAGCAGAAGATGTTCATTGCTCTTGGTGTTCCGAAGAGCTATCTTCAAAGTGAAGAAGATTTGTCAGGTAAATCTACTCTTGCACAAGAGGATATAAAATTTGCTAGAACAATTCAAAGAATACAAAAGATTGTAGTTTCTGAATTAGCAAAGATTGGTTTGATCCATCTATTCTTAAGAGGATTTGATAAAGAAAAGATCTATGATTTCGATCTTAAACTTACAAACCCTTCGACAGTAATGGAAATGATGCAGTTAGAGTTGCTAGATAAGAGATTTGCTGTTGCATCACAAATGGCTGAAACCAACTTGGTGTCAGATCTTTACGTACAAAGGAAAGTTCTACAGTTATCTGACCATGAGATTAATGATGTCAATAACAGGTTGTTTGACGAGGCTAGAAAGAAATTTATATTATCTTCATTGGAAAATGAAGGAGCTGAAGCACCTGCAGATTCTGAAGGTGGGAACCCATTTGGAAATAACGATGATGACGATGAAGAAGAGACTGAGAGCTTTGAAGACAAGTTCGGACCTCATCCAGGTAAGATACCTGATCCTACAGGAACTAAAGATTTGCCAGGTGTACCAAATTTGGTAACTGACAAAGAGAACTTCGATGATGGATTTAGAAAGAAAAAGAGAAAGAGAAGAGATCCTTTTGCTAGAGGTATAACAAGTGCATTAAAATATGATGCTGAAATTGTAGGAATTTTGGAAAACTTAGATCTTAAAAAAGAAAAAGCGGATAATTAATATTCAAACAACTTATTTATATTTATAAAGCGGGTTGGATGTGACAAACAATTGTTTAAGGGAGTTAAAAAAATGCGTCATAACAAGATACGTAACCCCGGAATAATCCTTGAGCTACTCAATAAGAAGATATCTTCTTGTATAGCTATAGGAAATATTGATGAGGGGAAAAGTTTGTTTAATTTAATGAGGAAGTATTTCCTATCTAAATCAGGTTATATAAGAGAAGTATATGATAGAATATATTCTCCTATACTATATGGAGAGACAAGGAATCATTATTATGCAGGCAATTTCCTTGGATATATCATGGAAGAGTATGTTAACATTGATGAAGAAGACTTGAACAGAGAAATAAACAAATTGATTGCTGATATCGATAAGGTTACTAATAGAAAGAAATTGTTTAATGAAAAAATTGATAATTATAAACTCCATGCTAGTATAAAGTGCTTAGGCGATCATTTGAAGAAAGATATTGGTTTAACTCCCAAAGATAGGCTTCAATGCGAAAACATAATAATGGAGCATCTGAATGACAATCAAGAAGTAAAGAAGTTGAATGAGAGTCATAAAGTTTTAAAGACAATTAAGACTAAAGATGAGATAGCAGAACAAAATCTTGCTGTAGCAATTGCAATGAAGAAGTTTAAAGAGAGGTACAATCACACATTGAATGATGATCAAAATGAGTTCTTGATAAAATATTTGACATCACCTTCAAATAGATCATTTTGTAGATGGGCTGAGAAGAAGCTTGACAAGGTTGTTAATGAAATAAAAGAGAAGAAAGAATCTATTAAAGATGATAAACTTCAAGAGAAATTGCAACTTACACAAAGAAAGTTGGAAGTTATAAACAGAGAAAACATCTTAGAATCAGACAATATGGTGAATCTACTTCTTTCTTTTGAACTCATCAACACACTAAAGCTTTTTTGAGACAGACAATGGAAAAAATTAAAAGAGAAACTACTGTAGTTGGTGACATCGCCCCTAATGGCAGCAATGGTCTTGGAGCAACAAATGATCTCGACCCAAAGCAAACTAAGAAAAGAGATAAAAAAAGGAGAGAAATGAATAAGCAAGGAAAACAACTTGGTCAACCAAAAGAGTTTGAACAACTAGCTGATTCAACAGTAAACATGAACGTTATTGAAAACATTGTAAAAAATGAAATGTTTGATCTTATTGTTGAGCAAGGTAAACCAAATCAGATCATGGACCTTTATGATAATGTTACAAAGATGCTAGCACTTTCTCTTCAATATGCAAGAATGTTTATGATTGATGGAATGAAGTTGGGACCTGATGCAGTTGAGTTTAATTACAAGAGATCAAAAGCAGAGTTAAGTAGAGTTTCCAAGTTGATTAGAGATATTGATCAGATATTGCTAAAGGTTTACAGCAAACATAAGCAAGAGGCTTCACAAGAAATGCAAGATAAAAAAGTTGAAGAGAACCCTGTAGAGCAAAGCCCCATGATAAGAAAACAACTAGAGTCTGAATTCATAGAGATTCCAGTTATAAGAGAGAACAAAAAAAAAGTAAATGAAGCTTGGACTTCAGCTGATGATGCAGCGAAAGCTCATTCAGATGCATATGAAAAGAAACATGAGAAAGAAAGTGCTAGGTTTAGAAAGGAAGTAGAAACTAGTAAAGCAAAGTTCTTAAAGAGATTTGGTGTTAAAAGCAATTGGGATTTAAGAGGTAAAGATGCTGAAACATATCACAAAGAATGGTTACCCCAATACGATAATATGTGGAAAAGACATATAGCTAACATGCGTAAAGCTGATGCGCAAGATACAAATGAAGCAAAGAAGACACCACCAAAACAAATACCAGATAAGAATGCAAACAAGCTGGGTGTAAGAAAATGTCTACAGATAAGTTAAAGAGCACTGGAGGTGGTGAATTCTTCCAGAATCGAAGAGTTAACCGTTGGGCAGTTAAAGGAGAGATGTAAATGGAAAAGCAATTACTGCGAGAATTTATGATATTCGAAGCAGAGGGTGTAGAGCCAATTGAAGATCCGAAGAGTGATGGAATCTTAAGAATGAGTGGTGTTATTCAAAAAGCTAACGCTCCCAATGCTAATAATAGAATATATCCGAGAGCTATATTAGAACGTGAAGATAAGAACATGCAACCGTCTATAGAAGAGAGAAGAGCTCTTGGTGAATGTGATCATCCTGATTCACCCATTGTCCAGTTAGAAAATGCATCTCATCTCCTTACTAAAACTTGGTGGGACGGTGACAATATACTTGGT